ACAAAGACTTTTGGCTTAAACATACATTAAAAATGCATAAAGATTATAGTGAAAATTATGGTAAAGGACCTAAACCAAAGTATTTTTGCTCTTTAAATGGTGCTGGTAGAGAGCATAGGGAAATGACTTATGACTATCTGCATAGGCATAACATGTTAGATAAAGGGATATGTTCTTTTGTATGGAAAGGGATAAGTGTTGATGGTCTTGAAGACTCAGCAGGGTATAAGCACACAGTACAACCTGACGATTTTTATAAAATATTTGATAATACTTATTATGATCTAATAACAGAAACCAATACAGGACTACATTGTCCTCATGAATGGTTTGAGGATATATTTCTCACAGAAAAAATTTGGAGATCTATTTACTACAAAAGACCTTTTTTACTTATTGGTAACTATCAAGCATTAAAGTATTTAAAAGATTTAGGATTTGAAACATTTAATGATATATTATTTGACGAGTCTTATGATAGTGAATCAAATCATGAAATAAGAATTAATAGGGTACTACAGGAAAATAAAAGGATAGTTGATACCTATAGTTTAGATCAAATAGATAAAATAATAAATTCTAGTGAAATGGCTCAAATATTAGATAATAATTATAAAACGATAAATAACATTGCAAAACACATCTCATAACAGTTTTTCACACTGAAGCACACTAATCGGCTCGTTTTGAGCCCATTTGAGCATAAAAACACAGTATTACTATAAGTATATAACAGGCACATCTGAAAATTAGTTTTCTGTGTGCGATAATTTATTAAATTGGAGAGACCACAATGTCAGAATCAAGAACACAATTAGAAAACATTCTTGAACTTCTACTTGCAGAGGAAAACGAAAAAGCGGAAGAGCTTCTTCATGAGTATGTTGTTGCAAAAGCAAGAGCAGAATATGAGAAAGTTTTAGACGAAGACGTTTCTGAAGAAGAAGAAATTGAAGAAGCAGAAGAATCAGAAGAAGAAGCAGTTGAAGAATCAGAGGAATCTGAAGAAGAGGCTGTAGAAGAAACAGCAGAAGTTGAAGAAGAAGCAGTTGAAGAAGAAATCAGCGATGTTGACCCTGCTGGAGACTTTACACAAGAAATTCTTCAAGACGAAGAAGAAATTGAAGGCGACGAGCAAGACGAAGCAGAAGGTGATGAAGAATCACATGATGAAGACTTAGAAGATAAAGTTGACAACATTGAAGACGAGCTTGAAGACCTTAAAGCAGAATTTGAAAAATTACTTGCTGACGAAGAAGGCGACGATGAGCCTAAAGATGAAGATGAAGCAGAAATGGACATGGAAGACGAACTTGATTTAGAGTCAGTTGAATATGACCTAGATGAAGAAGTTGCAGAAGAAGATGAAGTTGTTGAAGAAGCAACTAAATTATCTGACAATGTAGCGGCTCCAAGTGCACCTGCAGACGACAACAAAGATGCACCACTTCCAAGTGGCGGATCAAAAGTTGAAAAATCAGGAGCACCTGTTAAAATCAACGATGGCGGCGAAGGCAACCACGGAGATTCAGCAAAAGATCACACACCATCAGACAACATTAAAGTAGAACCTAAGAAAGTTTAATTACTTTTAATAGTTTGAGGAAATTGCATGGCTAACAAGTTATACGAATATATGAGTCCTGAGCAGTCTGGAGTCCAGATAATGGAGTCTAGCGACGGTAAGGACTTGTTTATGAAAGGTTTATTCATCCAGGGTGATGTTAAAAATCAGAATGGTAGAGTATATCCTAAAGAAGAGATAGCGAAGGCATGTGATAGTGTAAAAGAACGTCTTGCAAAAGGCGAGACTGTGATGGGAGAGTTAGATCACCCTGAAGAGTTGCAAATAAATTTGGACCGTGTAAGTCATATCATTACAGATTTGTATTGCGATGATGCAAACGGTTTAGGCAAACTTAAAATTATAGAAACACCTATGGGTAATATTGCAAGAGCATTATTAAAGGCGGGAGCAAAACTTGGTGTTAGTAGCCGAGGTTCAGGAAACGTAAACGAAAGTGGACGTGTTTCAGACTTCGACATAGTAACAGTAGACATTGTGGCACAACCAAGTGCCCCTGATGCCTACCCTAAGACTATATATGAGAGTTTATTTAATATGCATGGCGGTGCACAGATGTTTGACACCGCAGGTGCATTAACACACGATAAAAGTGCAGAAAAACACTTGATGAAAGCAATCACTGGTTTCATCAATGAATTAAAAATATAAGTAGGAGACTACTATGGCAGTGAATTTTACAGAACTACTTGAGAATGCAGAGCTAACAGAAGACGTTAAATCTGCTCTTCAAGAAGCATGGGAAGGTAAAATTTCTGAAGCAAGAGAAGAGCTTACAGCAGAACTTAGAGAAGAATTTGCTCAAAGATACGATCATGACAAAAGTCAGATTGTTGAAGCAGTAGACAAATTTATTTCTGAAAAAGTTGAAGCAGAAATTTCTCAAATTGCAGAAGAAAAACAGTCCCTTGCAAACGACAGAGTAAAATACACGAAAGCAATTAGTGAACATGCTAAAGTACTTGACAAATTTGTAACTGAAATGGTTGCTAAAGAAGTTAAAGAACTTAGAGCAGATAGAGTCAGAACAAGTGAGCACGTTGCAAAATTAGATAATTTTGTAACTGAGCAATTGGCTGGTGAATTATCAGAGTTCCACGAAGATAAAAAATCTTTAGTAGAACAAAAAGTTAAAATGGTAAGAGAAGGCAAGAAGCAATTAGCAGAAGCCAAGAAAGACTTTATTAAGAAAGCCGCAGACAAAGTTGAAAACGTTGTTAATGGTGTAATTGTTAATGAAGTTAAATCTTTCCGTGATGATATTACTAAAGCTCGTGAAAATGACTTCGGTCGCAGAATTTTTGAAGCATTTGCAAATGAATTTGGCATGAGCCACTTGAATGAAGCAAAAGAAATCAAGAAAATACAAAAACAAATTACTGAAATGGAAACAAAACTTAATGAATCTGAGCAAGTAATTGCTGAGAAAGAAGAATCAGTTAAATTAACTGAGTCTAAGTTAAGGATTGCAGAAGACACAATGAACCGTAAGGAAACATTGAACAGTCTAATGGCCCCACTAGGTAAAGAGAAGAAAGAATTGATGTCAGATTTACTTGAAAGTGTAAAAACAGACAAACTGGAAGAGTCCTTTAACAAGTACTTGCCTTCAGTATTGGATGGAGAAGCACCAAGAGTTAAGAAGACATTGTCAGAATCCGTTGTCAGTGAGCACACTGGCGATAAGGCAGTTGTTGTAACAGCAGATGCCGATGACAAAGCGGATGATATAGTAGAAATTGATATGATCCGCAAATTGGCCGGACTTTCAAAATAATAGGAGTTAAAAAAATGGCAAACTTATTTGAAAGCAACTGGTCTGCAACTAAAGACGCTTTACTAGAAGGGTTATCTGGAAACAGAAAATCTAGTCTAGATGTTGTCCTCGAAAATACAAAAAGACATTTGTCAGAGGCCGCAACAGCAGGTGCCACAGGTGCAGGTTCAGTAGCGACATTAAACAAGGTTATGTTACCACTAATTAGAAGGGTTATGCCTTCTGTTATTGCTAACGAACTAGTAGGTGTTCAACCTATGACTGGTCCAGTAGGGCAAATCCACACACTAAGAGTTAGATATTCTGAAACTGGTGGTGGAGCAACAGCAGGTGACGAGGCTTTAAGTCCGTTTAAACTTGCTAGTACTTATGCAGGTTCTCCTGACGCTACAGCGGCGGCAGAAGGAAGTGCAGGTAGAAAAATGAGCATTCAAATCTTAAAAGAAACTGTTGAAGCGAAAACCAGAAGGTTATCAGCAAGATGGACTTTTGAGGCGGCTCAAGATGCAGAATCAATGCACGGCGTTGACGTTGAAGCAGAAATTATGCAAGCCTTAGCACAAGAGATCGTAGTTGAAATCGACCAAGAAATTATCGGTTCACTAAGAACTCTAGCAGGTGCAGGTACAACTTTAGACTTTAGTTCTTTAAGTGGTACAAGCATTTATGTCGGTGATAGACATGCGGCATTGGCTATTGAGATCAACAGAGCGGCTAACAGAATCGCGGCTAGAACAAGACGTGGCGCTGGTAACTACATTGTTGTTTCTCCAGAAGCACTTACAATTTTACAAAGTGCATCTACTTCAACATTTGCTAGAACAACTGAAGGATCTTTTGAAGCACCTACAAATACTAAATTTGTTGGTAC